CCATTACCAAGTCGCTGTAATCCAGCCTTGGGACGTTATGCTGGCTTATGGGCTAGATCCTTGGAGTGCTAATGTTATTAAGTACTTACTTCGCTTTCCATACAAGAATGGCGTGGAAGACCTTGAAAAGGCTAAACATTACATAGAATTTCTTATTGCGAACTACGAAAGTATTGACAAAAAGTACTATTCATGATACACTTAAACAAGAATCGCCGTATTAATTTCTACGGCATTAAAGACCAGCAAGCCGCCAATCCTGCTTATCAACATGGGATGGATTTGATAAAACAAGGTGATTGGGAACATGGTTTTTATCTGCATGAGTTGCGTTCTTTACCAGATTTAAGAATCAAACAAGGGATTAAAACAGACTTCTCAAAGACTCCTGTTTGGGTTCCCGGAAATTGGTGTAAAGGTAAGAATGCTATCGTGTGGTCTGAAGCAGGATGGGGCGACATTATTCAATTCAGTCGTTTCATTCCTCTGCTAAAACAAGCTGGAATACAATCAGTGAAGTTGTTATTCCCTGATCCTGTAGTTCGGCTATTAAAAAGACTACCTAATCATAACGGTTTATACACCGCAGGGGAATCTTTTCCCAACGCAGTAAAGATTAAGGTAATGTCGTTGCCGTACTTCTTAATGGAACACAATGTAATACCTGCTGAACCAGTACAGAAGATATACGGTAGTGAAGGGATATTTCGTAATCCTGAAATTGTTAAGCCAGTACGACAAAAACCTGTATTAGGTTATTGCTATACAACCTTAAACAATAGCTGGAATATGAAAGCTAAGCAGATGCCTAAAGAGCTTATGCTAAACTTCATTAAGCAGCACCCAGAGTTTGATTGGGTATCGTTACAGCAAGATGATGGCTTTATTACATCAAAGCATTGGAGCGATACTGCTGATCAAATTCAAACACTCGATGGAGTTATCTCAGTGGACTCAGCAATAGCTCACTGTGCTGGCTCTGTCGGTGTCCCTGTAGCAAACCTAATAGGACAAGAAGGTTCAGCGTGCTGGAGGTGGTTCCCAAAAGGAGACACAACATACTGGTACGACAGCATGAAGACTATTTGGTATGATACTTGGACAGAAGGACTTGAGAAAGCCCTAACGCATTTTCAACAACCAACGAAAGTAAAGAAAGATGGCATTAACAATACACGATCTAAAAGACAGACTAAAGCAAATAAATGAGATTGATTTGTTAGAGCTTCTGGAGATATCATCGGAGGATCTCGTTGAGAGATTTATTGATTTAATTGAAGACAACTTTGACAAACTTGAGAAAGAAGTAGAATGACCTATAACACACCATTTAGCACAGTCGGCTATATTACATACAAAAGAACCTACGCAAGGAGATTAAATGAAACAGATCCAAAATCAAAAACAGAAGAGTTTACCGACACCGTTGAACGGGTTATTAAAGCTGCTAACGATCAGCTAAGCTGTGGCTTTGACGCTGACGAGCAAGAGCGTCTACGGAAGTACTTGTTGGAACTGAAAGGCACTGTTGCTGGACGATTCCTGTGGCAAATGGGGACAGAGACAGTTGATCGCTTAGGATTAGCTAGTTTACAGAACTGTGCATTTACTGTCATTGATCAACCCGTCCGTCCTTTCACATGGGCGATGGATTTGCTGATGCTTGGCTCAGGTGTTGGCTACAACATTCAGAGGCAATATGTTGATAAACTTCCTCCGGTCAACGCTAACTTTAGCGCTCCTACTCGTGTTACTACCGCTGACGCTGATTTTATCGTGCCTGATTCCCGTGAAGGATGGGTCAAGTTATTGGGTAAGACGCTCAAAGCGGCGTTCTTAGCCGACACCAATCCTACATTCACTTATAGCACTATCCTTGTTCGTGGTCGTGGAGCGCCTATTAAAGGCTTTGGCGGTACTGCTTCAGGTCCAGAGGACTTATGTGATGGCATCGTTAAGATTAGTAACATCCTTGAGAAGCGTAAAGGTAAGAAGTTACGTCCAATTGACTGCCTTGACATCATGAACATTATCGGTGCTATTGTCGTTGCTGGTAATGTACGACGTTCTGCACAGATTGCGATAGGAGACCCTGACGATGTTGAGTATCTACTTGCTAAGCGCTGGGACATGGGGAATATTCCTTCTTGGAGAGCTATGTCTAATAATTCTGTTGTTTGCAGCGATACTAAGGACTTACACGAGTACTTCTGGGATGGATATGAAGGCAAAGGAGAGCCATACGGTCTTATCAACCTTAAACTCTCACGTAAGATTGGTCGTCTTGGTGAGACTGATTATCCTGATCCTGATGTTATGGGTTATAATCCATGTGCTGAGCAGTCTTTGGCTGCTTATGAAACTTGTTGCTTAGCGGAAGTATATTTACCTAACATCGAGAGTAAAGATGAGTTGCTTGATGTCTGTAAGATTCTCTATCGTATCAACAAGCATAGCTTAGCACTGCCTTGCCATCTGAAAGAGACAGAAGACATTGTGCATAAGAATATGAGAATGGGTATTGGTGTTACAGGTGTGCTACAGGCAACAGAAGAGCAGCGTAGCTGGTTAAATGATACCTATCGCCGACTTCGTGAGTTTGACTTCAAGTACAGTCATGAGCATAATTTCCCTGAGTCTGTTAAGTTGACAACAGTTAAGCCTAGCGGTACTTTGTCGTTGCTTCCGGGCGTTACTTCAGGATGTCATCCAGCATATTCTCGTCACATGATTCGTCGTATTCGTATCGCTGCAGATCATGCCTTGGTGCAAGTATGTCGTGAGCATGGCTATCCAGTAGAGTATCAACGTAACTTCGATGGTTCTGAGGATCACAGCACAATGGTTGTATCATTCCCATTTGCTTATCCTGAAGGAACAAAGATTGCTGCTGAAATGACCGCTATTGATCAGTTGGAAGTTGTGAAGTGGTTACAGGCTAACTGGTCAGACAATAGCGTATCCTGTACTGTGTACTATCGCAAGGAAGAATTGCCTGAGATTCAGAAGTATCTAGCAAAGAACTACAAGAACAATCACAAGTCCTTGTCTTTCTTGCTACACAATGAACACGGCTTTCACCAAGCGCCTTTGGAGGAAATCACGAAAGAGCAGTATGACGCACTCGTGGCTTCTACACGATTAATCACACACATTGATGAAGCTAGTTTTGATGGTGGCGACGAATGTGCCAGCGGAGCTTGCCCAGTCAAATGATGATAAACCTACACTTAATTACTGGGTTTTGTATAGGGTTTGAGTATGTCCCTAGTTTCGATGACGAGTCTCATTTCGTCATTGATCTAGGGATTATTAGAATCCTTTTCAGTAGACCTCACGACGACTGAGGCGGCTGGTTCACCTAATACCCAATGCATTTGCGCTCCTTTAGCCCCGCTTCGGCGGGGTTCTTTTTGTTACAAAGTGTCGGTAAATATTTATAAGTACCTACAAAATGTATCGTATACTATACAAAATTCCTAGTACCAGTTTTATCAATAAGTAGGGCTTGTCTACGAGGCTTATCAGAAGCACCGTTAGGAACGCTTATATGCGTCCATGACGAGAATTCTTCGATGATTTGATCAAAGGGTATATCCGAAGCCAAGCACGCCTCTACGACCTGTTTAGGGGTCATTCCGGGGACTCTGATATCAGCAGCACAACCTATCCTATGTTGGCTAGTGTCCTTGCTACCGACAGAGTCATTGACTGGTTTAGAGCGAAAGCCTGAGTTAATCATGATAGGCTTGCCTAGTAAAGACCTAACTTGTTCAAGCAAGGCTGCCAATCGAGTTAGATTAGCAACCTCACTAGCGTTAGGGGTATTATCTAGGTTCTTACGCTCAGCTACTTCTGAGTGCGTAAGTTCTTCTAAGGTAAAGTTAGGGCTTAGGTTCATCTTTCTTATCCTTCTTCATGTCCATAATCTTCTCCAGCGTACGACCACCAAAGTATGCACTCATAATAAGCATACCCCACTGACCTAATAGATTGACGTACGATTCCTTAGCATCGTAGCCAAAAGCCGACATCATTGCAAACAAGAAATATCCTACAAAGATAGCCACTAACGACATAGGGCGTATATTCTTAGACAACCAAGAATCACTAGCAAGATCAGCTTTCCAACGATCTGAGATGTTGTTCTGCTCATTCATATCAGCCTGTAACTCAGCTAGTCTACCTTCTTGCTGCATCTGTAGTAACTCTTTCTGAGCCTTTGCCTTAGCTTCTGGATCAGGAATGAACTTATCTAGGACTTTCATCCCAACGTCTACTAGCGCCATTAATGGAATCATTGTTTATACCCCCAAGTTAAATACCAAGCAATGACCGCAGCCACTGCATAGCACACAAACATTGCTCTACGACTCTTTGCCAAATCTTCTTTAAACTCTCTAGTAAGTTCATTGTCTTGTTTCTCTATCTTTTGTTTAATGGATTCGATTTCATTCCAGCGTTTAGCGCCGTACTTTTTAATAAAATCAGTTTTGACTTTAGCTTCCTCAATACGGATGGTTTCTTGACGTTGCCATTCCATCAATGCTCTCTTGAAGTACTGCTCTTTAAAGACCTGTGCTTCTCTTATCTGTCTTTTACGCTCTAGGTCTTTCTGCTGTGCTGCTGCTCCAGCGTCCTTCTGTACATCGGTAATGCTCTTAGTGATGGACTTACTAGCCTCTCGACTAGCATCCATACTACTAGTTACGGATTTTGCTCCTTCGATAAAACCAAATTGGTCGGACATAACTCATGTTCTTATTCTGTTACTACTTCGTCCCAGTTAATAGCCTTGGATGATTCGGCAGGAATTTGTGTTGGAGGCTGTTGTGTTCCAACAGGGTTTAATATATTACTAACATCACGGACATAATCACTATCAATAATTCCAGTTTCATTAAGGCGATCTACTAATTTAGCAGCAGCGGCTCCGGCAAACCTAGGATTCTGGCTTGCTTTTGATAGTCCAGCTAATGCAGATACTGCTTGTGGATTAGTAGCGGCTTTTGCAATTAGACGAGGTGTTAGAATAAACACACCAGCACTTAAAACTGTTTCCGGTAAGTTTTCTTTTAATTTATCTTGCATATCAGTTGGGAGAACAAAATAACCAGCAACACCTAATGTTGCCTGTCCACCAACAATAGTTGCTTTATTTCGCAAGAATGCTTGTATTTGACTAGGTGCGTTTTCTAAGCCAATATCTGCCGCATTTAGAATATCCTGTAATGGTTTTGCTTCTGATTTAAACAACTTATAGAAAGCACGGCGAGTCTCAGGGTTTTGTTCAATATCAGTAGCAAACTTTTTCATCTTCTCAGGAGACGACAAACCTTGCTCTAGGAATCCGTATTTGAAGTCATTTAAAACTTGTGCGCCTTGTTTACCTTGTGCTGTAGCGTATTTATCAACAGCAGTAATGGCTTTAAATAAATCTGTAGACTTTTCTGTTTCTGCTAAATCAAATACATAAGCACCCATTTTAGACGGAGCTTTAGACATAGCTGTGTTAATCGTCTCGCCAAATAAAGCATCAGTACCTTCACGGTAAGCATTTTGAGTGTTTTTGTAATCGTTGATAAGTTTATTAATATACGGACTATTCTTTAACTCACGATTACGATACGAAAAAGCGCTATCCATTGCGTTTGTAATATTAGCACCTGCTTTAGAATAAGCGGCAGATAACGCAGTAGCTTTACCTTCAGCGGATAGCTTATCTTGTGAGGCTGCTAGGAAGTTACTACGAAGATCGTGAGCAACGCCAAAGTCAATCATGTCGTCTTGAGCAAGAATATCTTCTAACACCTTAGCACGGTCTGCACCGGCTCCTTTAAATTTACTCTTAGCTAAAAAGTCTAATTCTTTCTGAGCTTCACGCTTTAAGGGTTTTAAATCAACAAAAGCATTTAAATCTTTTGTTAGATTTTGATAGAATGGACGATAAGTATCTTTAAAAGAATCACGAGCAGTGCTTATTAGATTCTGGAAGTTTTCACCAGCAGCACGAGTAAGAGGTTCGTCTGCACGAAGCGCTTGATTAAATGTTTCAGATGTATTAAGAGTTGCTTTTACCTCTTCCATTCCTTTACTTAGTGCTTTAGCAACATTCGCCTGCTGTTCACGGTAAACCCCAATACCTGTTCCACCTTTAGAGATTTCTTCAAAGAAATTGTCTAAATTACTTCCTGTAAGTTGTGAACGAGTTAAAGTAGCACCACGATCCGCTAAAAACTTCTGAGCTGCTAGTTTAGCATCGCCGAATGATCCTTCTTTAGAGACACCAAACTTAGATAACTGATCTGCTCCAATACGGTATACTTTAGAACCAACAGCAAACGCTAAATTACCGCCAATATCCCAAGCAGCGTTTTCAGCTAATGCACCAAAAGCTCTTTCAGGAGTCATTTGATTTGTTAAAGCAGCTTCAGCGCCTAAGCCCACAACAGTGCCTGCTGTAGATCCTGCTAATGAAGGCACAAATTGACGACCTAAAGCAGTACCGAGGATACGACCTTCCGCAGCTCCTGCAGGACTACGAGTCAGCATAGCTCCTCCTACGCCCCCTAACAATCCACCAATTTCTGGTAGCGGACTTGTGCTAGTAGGTACAACGCCGCCTTCAGGCGTAGTTGAATAAGTTATATCTGCAGGAGGACCGCCTTCTTCTAAGACGGATTTATCCCAATCTATTTTAGCCATTTATAGTCCTAAGTCTTTTTCAATCTTTTTAGCAAAATCTGCTTCTTCTTTACTAATCTTCTGCCCTGAACGAACACGAGATTCTAACTGACGATACTTAGTTAAGTCTTGATAAATATTATCTTGTTGTAAAGCAATATTAAAATCTTGTAGACTACCAAATTTATCAGCTTTTCTATATTCGTCTGCTCTTTTTACTAAAGCACGATTTGCAGAAATATCATCTTTAAGTAAAGCTACAAGTCTCTTAATTGTGGCAGGCTCTTGTAGTGCTTCTGGTTTAGACTGGCGTAAGAAATCAAGTTCTTTTGCAGCCAACGAACCGGGAAGTTGACGAACAGCCGGCAACACAAAATTAGTAAATAACGCATTAAGCGTCTCAGTGTTACTAGCTTTTTCTGATACTGGAATACCTAAGCCAGATAAAGTCTTACTTGCCGTTTTAGAAAAATTGGCAAATTGACCCGTAAACGCATTTGGTAGAATACGTTCTACTTCAGCAATATCACGAGATACTTTAGAGTTTGCTGCTAAAGCATCTTGTGCTTTAGTAATTTGATCAGCTACATTCTTACCGCCAGCCTCAGCTTCTTTCTTAGCAAATAATGTGGTTAATCCTCCTAGATCAAGACTTACTTTAGGCGCTTTACCTTCCCCTTCAGCAGCAATAGCTCTATCATAAGCAACTACTCTAGGATCATTTGCAGTTAAACCAGACGCAATTAATTCATCTCTTTCTGTAATTAACTTACCTAATCCAGAAGTTGGTGTCCTTTGCTCTCTTAATGCTTTTGCTGTTTTAGCTCCTGTTAAGCGTAAATCAGCAGCTCTTTTTGATGCTTCCACTGCCGCTTGTGGCGATAGTGGAGAAACCTGTTTAGCGAATTGCTCAATTGAGTCAGGGTCACTAAAATCAACCGTAGATGCTAACTCACGAACTTTAGTAGCACGATTAAGTTGCTCATCGCCACCGAGTAACTGATTAATGCCTCGACCAACACTAGCACCTCCTTGATAGATTGCCATGTTAGCCCGTTGTAGCGGATCTAACTGTGCAAATCTAAATGCTTGATTAGAGTCTAAAACTTGTCGTTGCTGTTGCAACGCAGCAGGGTCAATACCAAATAAACTATTTACGATGTCAGCCATCTCAATCTCTCCAAGTTAAACTGCCTTGACTACCGCCTCTTGCTAATGCGGCTTGACTTCCCGGAACACCTCCACCGAATCCGCCAAATAAACTAGCAAGGCTTCCCATCCCGCCGCCACCACTCATAGCACCTCCTAAACCACTTAGAGCTGTTCCTAATGGACTGTAACCTTGATACTGAGAATAGGCTTGTGCTGCAGCGGCTTGTGGTTGCATATATAACTGACCGGCTCTTGAACCAGCGCCAGCTTGTGCAGCGGCTAAGTCTTGACTTAATTGGAAAGGCTGCATTCCCATTGCCTCTATATTTCCAGCTAAACCTAGTTGCGCTCTTAATGGATCTAGGTAAGCACTCTGTAATGCTGGTACTCGTCCAAGAAGTTGACCTGCTGTATCAAATAGACCAGTACCTAGTCCAAGGTCTTGAGCAAATCGTTGACGTGCTACATCTTCGCCAGCTAAACCAGTAGCAATTGCTTGACCGCCGTATCCTAAACTTGCTTGTAAGTTACCTAAAGTACGTTGACGAGCAATGTCTTCAGCTTGTTGCTGAGTTGTTAGAGCAGTACCGCCTAGTTGTGTACCTAGGGCAATATCCTGTGCTAAACGCTGACGAGCTACATCGGTAGACTGAGCAGCTAATGCTCTATCTTGTTGTGCAATAGCATTGTAATATGCTTGCAGTTCAGGCGATGTTGGTGCGCCACCAGTAGCTGTCGTAACACCTAAACCACCACGACCGGAACCAAACAAACTACTACGAGTCTGTGCTAGTTGTGCCTGACGAGATGGTTCTAGTAATGCTCTTTGCTGTTCAAAGTATTGTTGTGCTGCTGCAGTAGGATCGTAGCTAGTTGGTGTTACTTGCTGTGATAAACCACGAAGCTGAGCCGACAAAGCCTGTGCTTCAGGAGAAGCTGCCATGCTAAAGTCGGTAGGGGCTAATCCTGTAGCAGCTTGTTGATAGCGTTGTTGGAGCGCCAACGCTTCTGGAGAAGCTGTTCTTGAAATATTTGTTGGCAGTAATTCACCGCCGAGATTAAATAACCCTTGTGCCGCAGAGGTAAACGGCGCTGTTTGATTTCTGATATTAAAGAAATCGTAATCAGTAGACCCGGTAAGTAATCGATTACGAAGTTCCTGTAGTTGAGGAGTTAATTCATAACCTGCACTTGTTACACGCCCTAAAGGATCAGTCTCGAATCTTGATGCACCAAATCCAGTAGTAATTCCTACCGGACGGAACATCGCCATTTGAGATGAACGCTCTCCAGCAGCTCTTAATGCTTCTGCTTGTGCTTTGGCTGCATCAGCGGCTTTACCACCGGAGATTAAACCCCCGATTCCTCCTACAATTCCACCAACTACTCCACCCATGATTAATCACTCCAATAATAAATATATATTATGTTACCTTTTAAACTGACTACTTGTCCAAACAGTTTAAAACCTAACGCTGCGATAAACTTTAAATAACCAGTTGTCTCGTGTTCTTTGCAGCAATATAACGGACCACCGTGTAACTCTGTAAAACTATTCCAATCCTTCTTTAATGCTTTAAACACTGCTGGACTCCAGTTATGCACATCGCAGTGCATGAATGGTAGACCTTCGTGTTCTTCAATATAAAACTTATAATCCGGTCTAATGATGACTGGAATCTTAATCATTACAGACGCATAATGTACGCAAGAGCATAGTACGGAGGTAAGTTCGTAAACGCTGCTCCGCTACCTGTAGAACCTGAAGTACCAGTTACTGTTACTGTATGTGTATGATCTCCAGAAACTGCAGAAGTTGTACCACTATAAGTATGTGTATGCTCTACGCTTGTTGATGATAAGGTAACTTGAGCAAATCCAGTATCTGAAGTAGGGGTACCATTCTTAGTACCGCTAAAGCTCGACGAAGCACAAACATCATTTAAGTGTGAATCTGTTTGTCCTTGATTTTGTGTTGGATAAATATGATTATGTCCAGAATCAGTAGCAGTGTGTGTATGGCTTGCATTAGCACTCATGTTTCCAGTAGTGCCACTAAATGTATGCGTATGTCCAGCACTTTGACCGCTGGTTGTACCCGAGGCAGATAAACTATGTGTGTGTGCTGGTAACTCGCTTGATGTTAAAGTGCTTGTAGCTGATCCGCCAGTGTCGCCTACAGAGTAAGTACTGCCAGCACCGACAACAAAGCGATTCCGTAAGTCAGGAGTACCACTAGAGCCGTTACACAATGCCCAACCACTAGGAATACTAGCAACAGAGCCAGACCATAATAGAATAACACCAGAAGGAATAGCAGCCTGTACAAAAGCAGTTGTGGCTACCTGCGTTGTGTTTGTTCCATATGATGCAGTCGGTGCTGTAGGAGTACCAGTCAATGCAGGGCTATTTAAGTCTGCCTTCGAAGAAATAGCAGAAGCTACAGCAGTTAACTCAGTGTCAATCTCTGTGCCTTTAACAATCTTTCCTGAGTTACCAGTAGGTAATCCATCTTTAGCTGTAAAGTTAGTAGCTTTTGTGTAATTACTCATATCAATTCCTTAGATTAAAGTCTTTCCTTTTTTGATTCCTACGTCAATCTTCTGTATCGACAGAGGATTACCGTTGATGTCTGCTTCTAATCCTAGTTGCATAACAGTGCCTTGACCGCCAGCATTAACAGAGAAACGATCTAAAACAATACCTGAACTATATTCAGCAATGTTGTATTCTGTTGATCCCGGTATTGCATCTATAGTAGAGTTATTATACTCATATACTACAGCCGTATCTAAAAGATAAGTAGTAGCTTGATAGCCTTCGCTATAATCAAAGCCCCACTTAATTGCTACTGACTGGTTAGTACCGCCAATCAAGACCCAGCCAATCTTCTTTAATACCTTTAATGCAGTAGAAGCATCAAAATCAAAATAGTTCGTATAATACTGTAAACGATATGACGATGTGTTGTCGCTATATCCAAAGTATTTAGCAATGTAACCCGGTTTACCTAGTAATAAGTTACGATCCTGTGTTACACAAAAAGCCTTAGGTTCAAGACTATCCCAAATCGTTACACGCATTGAGTTATCTTGTAGTGCAGCTCTAGTATCAAAACAATATACAAACTTAGTAGTCGGCAGTGTTAATAGATAAATAGCATCACGCTCAAAATAGATACTTTTAATCTTAGTTAAGTCTGTCTCTGACGCTACTGCCGACATCAATTCATCACGTACATTCTTGGAGATGTCACGCATTGGTAGCGACTTCTCTTGAATAACTCGCTGTAAGCTACGAACTCCTGCATCAGATAAGAACATTACATCTGTGCCTAAACTCTGAACCGAGTCACGAGCAATACATCCTACATTGGTTAATACTTCTACTAATGTTAATGCACCAGTATCTAAAGGATTAGCGTAGATAGCTGTGTTCTTTTTACCGAAGAGTATAATATATCCGTTATGTGCTACAGCAGCGACTACAGGATCACCGTTAGGTAATACTTCTTGTAGGTTTAAGTAACCAGCAGAACCATTCAAGAAGTCTGTGCCAGCTAGTAAATCACTGAAGTACACAGTCTGTGTATCTCCACTGATACCACCACACCAGATTCTGCCGTAAGCAGACAACACCCAGCTAGGCATAAATGTAGCTGTGCTATGATTAGGAGGCAATGCAGCATCATCTCCTACACGCTGAAATCCAAATGTACCGCTATCGTGCGAACTAAAAGGATTACCAGAAACAGGTAGCTCATGATATACTAGCATAGGATGTCCTGCTTGTGCCATGTATACATGAGGCTGAAAGTCGCTTACATCGCCATAAGACAAGGCAGCACCTTGCCAGTTATTTGCAGTAATCGTATATGTAGCATCACCACTGTTGTCTGTATTGCGTACTGTCTTAGTAGTCATCGTAGTTGTTCCTACGAATAACTTATTGTTACCAGCACTCAGCACATCTGTACCGCCACCAGTGACTACTTCAAAGATAAACTCTACTGGATTAGCAGCACCTAAGTCTGTATTGACTGCAGTATTTACTGGTGTCCACCCACGCCTTGCACCGATACGACCATACTTATCAATCACACAGTTCTGTGCCTTCAGCGCATAACCAGACGACAAGGTAATACTAGACTCTTGAAGATTGAGTCCGTAAAAGCCCGGCGCAGCAATCGATTGTGTTAAAAGTTGACTAGCCATTTATACCCAGTTCCACTGCGATTCTTCAATGTATCGAGCCGATTCTAATGAAATTGCATCGGATAAACTTTGACGATATAAAGCATAAGTCTCACCAGACTGTACGCCACCGTCTTCACCACGTTCTGCTTGCGCCCTTGCCAATGCACCTAAGATAACTGGTTCATCAGGAACTAGAAGAACATCAGCGTTAGCTGCTAAGAGTACTTGTGGCTTAATAATGTTAAAGCGAAGGTTATAAGCACCATTAGGAATTGGAAACAAATCAACCTGAGTATCGCCGTTAGCGTTAGTACCGTTGAAGTTATAATACATTGGACTACCCTTTTGTGGGGTCGTCAACAAGAACTGTTGATCCATCCACAAAGTAGGAGCATTCTCAACAAAGAAGTTATCGGTGTCGTTAAGCACATCAATAACCCTAAAGCGTTGACCAGAACCAGTCAATACATAGTTAAATACATCGGCGGTTGTTGTCGCAGACAGTGTCTCTGATAAAGCATTCCAGTTATAGGAATCCTCAACCATTCGCTTAGAATCATTGACATAACGAGCAATGAGCTTAACGTAGGCGTTATCCGATACCGAGGAAGCCTCTGGCTCTCGTAAGCGAATAAGTACGTCATTAACAAGCTGGATATAGTTCATTGAAGCCATTCGTTATCCTATCATAGTTTGACTATTTTGTCAAGTAAAATCTCAACAATCCCATTTCTTTAATGCCAAGGCTTTACGAGTAGGTCTGCCTTTTTCGTCCTTCATCGGACCTTTAACGCCTCCCATCCTTGCACAGAAGCTCTTACGTCTTCCAGCCGCTTTAGGGGACTTTGCAGCCTCTTTAGCAGAAACTGGGGGCTTGAGGTCAGCGCCTTCAGTTCGCTTGAAATAAGCCCTTCCTTTGGCGTTTAAACCGCCTTTGGGATCCTGATATACTTTCTTTACCATTATTTCTTCTTCTTAGCTGTTTTGGCAGCGTCTTTAAAGTCCTGCGCCGAAGGTGCGCCTTTGCTGCCTACCTTACGCATCTTCTCGCCTGAGCCAGCAGCGATACGCTTACGCTTTTGGGCAATATTATAATACAAGCCCTTTTTAGTAACCACGCATTGCACCCATCTTCTTAGCTGGCTTAGATACTACCTTAGCACCAGTCTTCTTAGCATACTGCTTAGCTTGCTTCTTACCCTTAGTTGTATAGGGGAACTTCTTCTCTTTGACCATTGGCATATTACTTACCTTTCTTTTTGGATTTAGGAACTCCTGCTTGACGCAAGGAAATTGCTACGGCTTGCTTCTGAGGACGACCTTCTTTAACTAACTTAGAGATGTTCTTGCTGATCGTCTTCTGTGATTTACCTTTAGCGAGAGGCATCTAAGTCTCCTTATAAATACTGTTGTACGGTACTTCGTTGTTCTAACTCTAATGTTATAATACAGCTTGCATTCGTTGCACCAGTTTCAATTAATACACGAATCTCATCACCTTCATCTAATACCACATAAGCCTGTCCGTCAATGCGTAAGAAGTTCTTACCTGTTAATGAATAATCATACACTACAGCAACCTCTACATTCTCTGAAGCGTCATACCAGAATGCTCTGAAGTTCTTAGCAGAGGCTGTGCCGTTGTAAGCGTATAACAGAGTCCACTTAGCAATGTTCCTAGTTGGAACAGTAAACATTGTTGTCAATGTATTAGCAGTAAGATTCTTACCTACGGAGTGTGGTCTACTCATTTAAGTACCAAAGTTAATAAAGTAATAATAATGAATCCAGCAGTGCCTAGGAGAATCTGTTCTAGTCGCTTTAGTCTAGCGTTAATCTGTTCGTATCGAACTTTACAGACTTCTTCGTGGCTTAGGAGTTTTAATTCAGATTCAGTCATTTCTCTAAACTTTCTTTTAGCATCTTTACAAATGCATCTTTGCCTACTCTTAATTGGTCTAATGCGAATGATGCAGAAGAAATCTTACGATCTAAATCTAGGCAATGATTAACCAGCATTTTCTGCTCATCGGTCATATCATCAAGACTGTGTTCTACATCATCAATTACGATTGTCTGTGTTTTTTTCTCGGACATCGTTACTCTCCAATTACCAAGGTGTGCCAGACTTGCTGACAGGATTCTTTTGTGCTTCTATCTGACTAGCTAAACTAGCTTCTACGGCATCCTTATCTACACCGCTTGCCCAGCACCAGTCTAAGACTTCTGCCATTGTTACCTGTGCGTAAGGGATTGTTGGTGTGCCAGTAAAGCCACAAGTGCCATATACGGATGCACTATATTCACCATCTACTGCGGTGCAATTCCAATGAGCCGTTGTAATAAAGCCGTTTGCTGTTTCGTAGTCTGTTTGACCAATGTTCCATGTTGCCATTTTAATTTCCTTTTAAGGTTTGCAATTCAGCTTTAACTGTGTCTAGTTCTGCTTTGAGTTCTTGAATACATTTCATCAAAGCGTATTGCAAGTCCGTTTGGTAAATAGACAGTCGCATTTTTTCAGGTTGGTCTTTACCTGCCCAGTTTGATTCCATAACTAGTTCAGGAGCAACGGATTGAACATCTTGAGCAACAACACCTAATGTCAAACCGCCATCTTCTTCAAGATTTTGGTCAATGTAATTAAATGTCTGAACAGGGATTGAACAGATGGTATCAAGATAAGATTTAGCTGGTGCAAAGTTTGTTTTTTCTCTGCGGTCAGATAAATTGACATCGTTTGCTGAGTAATTAGCTAAACCACCATTAGAACGAATTGTTGCTCGCTCTACAGTATCTGCACATTGTAAAAAATAACTCGTTGTATTATTAGGAGATTGACCAGTAAATGAAATATATGGTCCGTATATATTTCCAGTTGCTTTGGTGCTTGAAAAAACTACAACATTAAAATCTTGATTAGTTCTTAGTTCATGGTAAGGGTCAGTAGTACTAAAATAAGTTCCAGTATTACTTGCTTTTAAAAAACCACCAGAGGTAATACGCATACGCTCTGAAAGACCAGAGTTGTATGTCGAAAATATTAACATATAGTTATTGCTTGATTCATAACTTTGTTGGATTCTGGAAACAGTAGTAAGGCTACCTCCGTCTGTTGGAATAGTTCTAAAATTAATTGAACTACCATATCCCCATTGGGTGCTGTTACAAATATCAATACCACCTGTGTAGCTAACTTCTTTAGTATCAACAGTTAAAGTGCTACCTGTTGTGGTTGTATTAATAAGCACTTGCCCACCAGAGGTAATACGCATACGCTCTGAAGCGCCTGTGTACCAAGATTGAAAACGACCTGAATCAACTAAATAATAAGCATCTTGTGCGCCTTTAACTGAAATACCATCGTAGTTTACTGTTGTATATAGTGCAGTATTACTTGCAAATTCTCGCCTAATTTCACCTTTAACAGTCAAAAGCGAACTAGGACTACTAGTACCGATACCAACATTACCGCTAGAGTCAATACTCATACGAGGGCTAGTATTGCCAGCGTAATTTACATAAAAATTCATTGCATCAGTACTGTGGACATACTGAATATACCCTTGATATAATGCTGAACCTGATGTTCCGTCAGCAAAATTTAAAGTGCCAACATTTGTTGTGCCAGTATAAATAGTCAAACCTTGGTCTGCACTTCCATTACCAATAACTAGTTTATTTGCAAATGAGTTAAATGTAGATGGAATAGAATTTCCAATACCAACATTACCGCTAGAGTCAATCCTCATGCTTTCTACACCACCTTCTGTAAAGGCAATAGTGTCAGCAGCAGGGAAGAAGATACCTGTATTGGTATCGCCTGTAGTAGTGATGGATGGGAGTGATACTGTGCCAGCAGAGAATGTGGCTACACCAGTAGCTTCTAGCGTGGTGAACTTACCTGTAGACGCTGTAGTAGCACCGATAGTAGTGCCATTAATCGTGCCACCAGTAATAGCAATACTTGAAAGATTTATAGAAGCTGCAGAAGCTGCGGCTGCAGTAGCACTGTTGGCTGCTGAAGTAGCACTATTAGCAGCATTTGTTGCTGAAGTAGATGCAGACGATGCTGAGTTACTTGCGTTAGTTGCACTAGTCGATGCAGACGAAGCAGAGTTACTAGCGTTAGTTGCTGAAGTAGCTGCATTGGTTGCTGAAGTACTGGCAGCAGATGCAGAGTTACTAGCATTGGTTGCTGACGTACTTGCTGCAGAGGCACTATTCGATGCATTCGTTGCAGAGGTTGATGCAGCACTTGCTGAAGCAACAGCATTAGTCTCTGCTGTTTCTGCATTAGTCTCTGCTGTTTCTGCATTAGTTTCTGCTAATTCAGCAGCAGTCCGTGCTGTTTGTGCTGCAGTAGCACTGTTGGCTGCATTGGTTGCTGAAGTTGCAGCAGCACTAGCAGAATTGCTTGCGTTGGTTGCTTGAGTTGTAGCAGTAGACGCAGATGAAGCTGCATTCGTAGCAGAGGTAGAAGCGTTGCTTGCTGAAGTAGACGCAGACGATGCTGAGTTACTAGCGTTAGTAGCTTGAGTAGTAGCCGTAGAAGCTGATGCAGCAGCATTGGTAGCAGATGTAGAAGCAGCACTAGCAGAACTTGCAGCGTTAGTAGCAGCAGTTTCTGCATTGGTTTCAGCAGTCTCTGCGTTGGTCTCTGCAGTTTCTGCGTTTGTCTCTGCTGTCTCTGCGTTAGTCTCTGCAGTTTGTGCAGCAGCCTGAGCTGCCTCTGCAGCAACCTGTGCAGCAACCGCAGCGTCCTTGGCTGCTAAAGCTAGTAATACTTCACTTGCAGCGTCTTGAGTAGCATCGCCTGAACCACCTGCTCCACGATAAATAGCCAAAATTTATCTCCTATATTTGTTTAAATACACTCAGTGAATGTACTTAAAGAAAACTCCCTAGCCGAAGCCAGAGAGTCTTGAGTTGCCTATATTAGGCGTTTACTGCGAGAACAAATCCAGTTTCTGGACGAACTACTTTTACGCCATAAAGCGTATCTGCAGTGTACAGAGTGGATAAATATTCCTGTTTATATTGCGTTTGTGAACGAACACCAAGTTGCTCAGCAAGAACCATCGTATCACGATGAGCCAAGATAGCTGCTTTGATATCGCCACCAGCAGTTGCAGTGTTCTCAGCATCGGTTTCGATAACTGGAGAATTGCTGGTTACATAGATATCGATACCATACAACTGACCGATCTGACCGTTGTTTACACCACGACCATCAACGAAATCAGAGCTGTTGTAACGATCAATACCCATGATAGCTGCACGCAATGATGGAGGAATTGCAAAGAAGCGACCATCCATTGGAGTGTCAGCGTCATCCATGAGCTTGATCAAGGCACGGAAGCCAGCATCAGTAAATACGTCAGCAGGAACTACAGTGTCATCAGCGTAAGCTGTGAGACCAGTAGAAGCGTCGATGTAATAGCTGGTGCTGTGTGTCCAGTCAGAAGCGTCACCGTTACCGAAAGACTTACCTAATTGGAACAAGGTGTCGTCAACCTTCTTAGCCAAAGCATAGCCAGCGTCGTCAGTGTAGAAACGACGTAGTGATGCCAAAGCCTGAACTTCGACGATGTCTTCGATGAAACGTGAGTACTCGAAGTGCTGGTCAATCGAGACTAATACTTCGGTCTCTGTGTCAGCTTGGATGGTAACTGTTGTGTTAGCAGCTTTAGCAGTTGCTACACCACGAGTTGGTTTAGGAATATGAAGAGTATCGCCTTTCTTACCTTTCATGGTCATTTTATTGACCAAGTTAGCTAATACGAGGCTCTTCTTGTAAGCAGCTACTACTTCGTCACTCCAAATCTCTGGAATAAACTTATCTGCTTGCGTTTTTGCTACGATTGAACCGGATCCACCGGGGTATGCTGCTGTTGCCATTTTATAAATCTCCTAAATTATTAAGTTTTACTTAACTCGCCCTTCGTTATACGCCGCAAGAATTTCGTCTTGCAATGACATATATCGATCTGGGTCTGTCATTCTCAGTTTGATAAGGTCAGCTCTTCGATAAATCTTTCTAGTGCTTTCTCCGCTACCGCCTGTATCGACTGCTGCTGCACGTAATGCTGTATCTTGAGTTTTAGCCTGTGCTTCTGCTGCTTGGGTCTTCTTCTCGTTAGACTGAGTACCTTTAATCGCCTTGTAGGTGCTTAAAAGTTCATCAGCCGAGTTAAAGTCAAATTCAGCATCGGCTCTTGTAAACAAATCTATACGAACTGGACTTGCTTTAATCCATTCATGGAAGTCTGCGTTTTGCGCTATCTCCACAAAGTCGGGATGCTTAGACTGCAGTTTCTGTGCAGTTTGCATTCTCTTAAATTCGAGTGCGTTTTGTTTAGCTTCAAGTACTGCAGGGTGCTGATCAACGGTCTTTAAGACAGCTTGCTTTGGGTCAGCAAAGAAATCTTCTTCTGGAACTGTTTCAGCCGGCTTAAACTGTTGCTTAGTGTCGAGTTGTTGCTTGAGTAACTGATCTGCTAGACTTCGTACCTCATGAACCTCGTTTGCTTGACGACCTATTAGCTTCTCAGCTTCTTGGTGCATCTTTGCAATCTCTAACGCAGATTTACCTCGATACTTCTCAGGTAACTCATCCGTTGGTTCTTTCGTGTCAACCGCTTCAGGTTGTGCTGCAATTTGTGTTGCAGCGTCTTGGGTTGTAACATCTGATACTACTTCTTGCTCAGTACCTTCAAACAGTTCTTCTTGTTCAACAAAGTTTGCAGCCATAATAATGCTCCCGTCACAAAGTGATTGTAGGATTTATAAAATAACAAAGGTCCGTTAGGGGTTGTCTTCGTCACGAATTGAGCTTACGCTCTCTTAGGCGTTTTTCTTCACGCTGTTTAGCCCATCTTGCTGTCGCTTGCGGATGATCGCCAGAGATAGGATCGAGGCTAATACGGGGTGCAGAAATCTGCCTGTGTGCGTCTTTACCGCACAACCAACAAGTGACTTTGGATACCTCATAACTAACCAAGTTTTCTTGCTGGTGTCCCTCTTCACAGAGGAAATCAAATAATCTACGAGTCATCCTGAGCATCTCCCGATGAGTCTTTTTGCAATGCCTCGTAAGCCTGTTCTGAGCTTTCTTTCAAAGTTAGAATCCACTGAAGGATGTCTAATTGTCCTTTGCGAAAGAACAGATCAATTTCGTTTTGAATCGGAGCTACTTTATTCACCGAATCGAATATTCCTTGAACATCCTCGATGAATTGTTTCCACCCTAACGTAGTCATAGTGGAAAATCGCTCTTCATAATACTTTTCTAACTGTTTGTCCATAGTTTTCTCCTGTTTTAGGAACTATGTTGCATAATTACAACATTATGCTGATGGTATCATATTTTTACTTGATTTGCAAGCATTATGCTGTGATAAAACTTGACAAAAGTAAAGAAGTGTGATATCCTATCGTTTTAAGGAGAATTTATGCCATTCTATCGCCGCCTCACAGAAGCAGACTATGATCTTGTTAAAACACTCGCCCTGCAAGGTGAAAAACTTGAGGATATTGCTAAACAACTTAGCACATCCGTCAGCCGTCAACGTATAAAGCAAATAACACAACAATTCGGTATTGATTCTTTTAGCATTCGTCAGACTAAAAAGGCTGAAGCACTAAATTCCCGTATGTTTGCTAAATGGGGTAAAGAATGGAATAACAAACAATTCCGTAAAAGTGCTATTTATCAAACAATGCGTGAAAAATTCCGAGCTAAAAAAGCCAATGCTATTAAATCAGGGAAGGAATTTACAATCGAGTTTGGTGATCTTGTTTTCCCTACCCATTGCCCTGTTCTAGGATTAGAATTGGATTATTTTAACGATACAAGAGCAGAAAATACTGTCACTTTTGATCGTGTAGACCCCTCTAAAGGCTATATCAAAGGCAATGTTGTTATGATTTCGTGGCGTGCCAATCGTATTAAAAACGACGGCACTGCCGAAGAGCATTTACAAATTGCTAACTTTATGAAGCAGCACGTTTCTGAAGCATCTGTAAACTAGCAATACGCTCGTTGCTCTTAATATCTTCTTCCTTGAGAGCTAATTCAGCAATCTTGGCTCGTTGAGCAAACTCTCCTGAGCTATCTTGACCACGAATGTTCTGCGATAGCCCTGAAATAATCTTGGCTTGGGTCTCTTGTGGCATTAACTGAGCCTCAACTACGTCTTTCTGAGCAGAAGCGTTGTTTCTAGTGGCTTCTGACTGCAGTTTAGCAATTTCAGCCTGTGCAGTAGCGGTTTGGAGCTGCATTTGAGCCTGTTGCATCTGTTGTTGCTCTGGGCTAGGCTGCGTCATCTGCTCTAGTTGCTGGATCATCTCAGCACGATTTGGCAAGCTAGAAGAGCTAATGATACCTTTGAGGATCATTGGCAGTACTGGAGTGTCAGGACCGAGAGTTTGTAGCAATGCGATGAGCTGCTGTTGTTCGTATTCACGGGCAATGATACCTAATGTAGCCATTGGGATAAACTTGTAATCAGAAGCAGGATAACGCTCAGGGTCAAACTGCATAAAGCGATAAGCAGCTTTACGAATCAATGGAACTAAGAAGTCCTCTTGGAAGTTTGTTAATGTACGCTTGTACTTCTTAACGATACCAGCAACCGACATTGACATCTGAGCTGCACCGTCACGGGTAAACTGTGTTGGCTGCCCAGCAGCATCGGTTGTTCCTGTAGCCTGAAGAAGCATTCTTTCAAAGTTCTGGCTAATCGCTAAGTTACCTTGATCGGTAGTACCAAACTTGAATGGGAATAGGATCTCTGCTGGATTACCATTGGTGAGGATTGCTTTGCCGGGTTTGACTTCAAACTTAGCGCCACGAGGTAATCGTGTAGCATCCATTGCAATCATTGGCGATGTGGTGAGGGCTAGGCTGTCAAGGTGTGAACGCAATTGAGCGTCAATACCTTTTTGCATATTGTAAGCCTTCTCGACTGTGCCACGACCCCAGAAGCGATTTGGTACTGTATCATCCTGATATGCTACAACAGGACGATCCTTCATCATGTAAGGCGTTTTCTCCGCTTTGAGTAGTAAGTCGCCATTAGCAATAACAACGATGGCTTCGACGAGGTCGCTATACTGATCCGCAGTGCTATCCTCCGGAAATAAGTCAACAACTTCTTCACCTTCTTTGTTCTCCAATTGTTCAATGTATTCACGAGGAACTAAACCGTAATACTTCATCAGAAGTACTTTGTCATCCTTAAACTGTACTTGTTCCTGTGTTGGCTCAAGATCGTCGTCTTGTCCGTAGGGTTGGATGTCTACCTTACGATAGATACCCTTCTCGATCCCAGAGACAATCTGGTGAATCGATACATAAGACTCGATAGCAACTCCCATTGCATCATCAACGGTTGTAGCGTTGGGATCAATGAGGAAGTTCTTTGGATTGATGGGATTTAGCTTGACGCAGGTATATTCCTTCTCCATCACTCCGTAGGCGGCAGTACCGTCTTCCATTGGCATTGTTTGTGGGAACATCTCAGTCTTCTTAGAGACTGTTAACTCACCAATACCAGTACCGTAAATCTCAGCTAACAACTCAACCTGAGTGATAGCCTTCTTAATATTCTCTTTCTCTAGGTCTTCTTTGAGCTGGAGTTTAAGGATTTCAACATCAATAAACTGTTGATCGGCAACATCATCAGCGATGTCAAACCATTCGCCATTTCCGAATACTGCTTCGCAAATCTCTGCGTGTCTTGTTTCCACAGCTTGCTGAGTCGCTGGGGAGATAATACGGCTGCGCTCAGATTCTCTAGTGCGGTCTTCTGCAGCCCACTTACCTCTAAATATTCTTTCATATTCTTTCCACTCTTCTAAGTAATTTGTATCTCTGTGGTCTCTCCACCGGTCACAGTGAGAGACAACGAACTCGACAATCTCTTTGTCTGATTCGGTTGGTTGCTCGAACTCGTTTTGTCCTAGTTCGTCTTTTTCAAATTCAGCCATGATTTTCCTTATTTAGTGGTATCGCCGAAAGGGTCTGTATAAAAAGGAGATGCCTGTTTAACCATCATTGGTTTTTTTAAATACTGCTGTAAACCAGTTAACAGTTCCCGTTGTTGCGGGGTATAAGCATCAGCCCATTCGTTGTTTTTGTCAGGGGCTAAGAATCCTCGTAGATATGCATCTTGTCTACTAACCCGAAACCAGTCTTCAAATGATCGTGTTTCTTTGTTTTCTCGTTTAGCTCGTTCGTAAGCGGCTTTGTCAACTGCAAGCTGATCTGGTGTTAAGGAGCTAATAAAAGTATCTCTAACTTGCGAGAACGTAGGATCTACTTCAGGAAGATAATGAAGCATATCACCAAAGATAGCTTTCTTTAATTCTTCACCTTTTAAATCTTTAGAGAATACTTCTAAAGTAGGAGTACCGGGGTTAGGGTTATACTTCTCGTCTGGAGAATAAAATTCTATTACACCGCCGTACGGTGACTTCTTTCCACGAGAATCAATTACCTTAAAAGGAAACTGACTCAGACTTGGATATTCAGCGTAGATTTCTTTTAATATTTCTTCCATTAGTATCCGCTTATCACATCGAGTACTTCATAATCATCTTCGTCATAGTCCTGCTGATAACTAGTCAAGGACATCTGATCGACATACGCTAATGCGTCCACAAGGTCATCATGGACATTAGCGGTAGGAAACTGGAGTACTTGATCTACGAACTCTTTCCAGTCTTCATCTTCGTTAAGGGTAATCCTGCCGTGTTCAAACCTACCCTGTAACGCCCAAGCTACTCGCTCAGTCTTTTTCTTGTTGCCATGCGTCAAATCTGTGATGTGAAAGTACGTATTGTTCTTCCTCATCAAATCGTTTAAGTAGGGATGTACTGCATTCTTTAGCGCCCCTCTTTCGATTCCTACAGCCATCGGTTTGTATTCTTGTACAAGTCTAAGTATCTTTCCCGCTGTCTCTTTAATATCCCAACGACCATGTACAATCTTCTCAACGAACCAATCTCCAGTGTCTTCTACTTTTACAATTGCGATAGCGGATTCATCTAACCGTTTCTTAGAAGCGCCTGCATTCTTAGCAACTTCTTCAAAACCGGCAAGGTCGATAGCGATGATGTAGTCGCCATACTGCGGAGCCTCGCCATACTTAATCCACTCTTCTTTGAATATCTCCTGACCGGCATTGTCAAAAGAAGCCTCATACTCTTGTTTGAACGCAAACGATGAGAGTGTTTTCTTCGCTGCGTCCACCTCTTTCGGGTCAATCGTCTCATTGTCTTTCGTGGTGAAGTGCCATGCTTTCCATTCTTCGTCTTCTTCTGAGAAGCCTAGTTTATACATATCGTAAAACCAGTTACGCCCTGACGGAGTGGAGATAAACATAGCTTCTCCTTTGTTATCCGACAGAGAAGCACGAACAATCTTCTCCCACGTCTCCTGCTTAATAAACGCACACTCGTCAAGCACTGCGTAATACAAACTCAGACCACGAAGGGTATCGCTGTTGTCTGCGCCACGAACATGAATCTTACGACCATTCACCAAGGTGATGTCCAGATTGTTAATGTGAGCAGACTTAATCACAGGTCTACCGATCTCTAGGAGGCTGTCCCAGATGATTTGTCTGGACTGCCCTAGGGTAGGGGACACATATAATACAGCGCTGCCCTCTGGTGCCTCTAATGCCTTTATAATGAGCATCATGGTAGCGAGTCTGCTTTTGCCACACCGCCGCCCGGCTGCTATCACTTTAAAGCGAGTCTTATCCTTAAAGACTTCTTGTTGCCAATTCAGTAACTGGAAGTTAAGATTCATCTTCTTCCACCATGTCTACGACACCAGCATCTACTGTGGGGTTATTCAACCCAGTAATATTGATGCTGATCTGTGGAGTGGTTCCACCGTTCTTTGCTGCATCGAATACCGACACTGGCAATATTCTATCGACACATAGCTTTAGTGCCGCCATGTTATCCTTATCGTCAGGGTTTAATGCTTTAGCGATAAGTGTTTCAATTATTTTATCTCCGGAAGTGCCTAGCAACCTTGCTTTGAATTCAGCAATTCGTGCAGAGTCTCCGGCAGGTCTTCCGACCTTACCTCTGTTACCCTTCTTCTTCGCCTCGATGTCCTTCTTTAGGGGACGACCTAACTTACGACGAACAATCTTAGGACGTTGTTTCTTTTCGACAACATCAGTTGTTACTTCTAATTCGTTTGACAAGTCTTTATCCTTTTGGAGACGTTGTTGCGAAGCAACGATTTTATTAACTGCTTTCTATAAAATCCAGCCTTCGGCTGTACTATATAGGATTTACGCTATCGGAGAGGTTTCTATAGGAGAAGAATATTAATCATCCTATATCGCTATCGGATATCCCTAACATCCGATATAGTTATTATACTGAGAACTATATCATACTTTTACTTAAATTACAATGATTATGCTACTGTACATTGTTAAGCATACGCCTTAGTCCCTCCGGTGCGGGACTTCACAGTCTAGACAGGTCTCCGCAACCTATCCGCTATAGTCCCTACGGTGCGCTGATCCCGCTACAGTCCAGTCTACGACTGTGTCCCTTTATTGTCTACTTTAGACTCCGTATAAATATACTTTATTATCAACTACTTACGATATAGTGTACTATGCTTCTTTTTTACTATTTTGTATACTTGCTTTTTACTGTTTTGTATACAGTAGCGGCTCCGACAACATTACACAACACAGCCAACCCCACCCCCCCTATGTTGTTTTAATACAACACGTTAGCGATAGTGTTGTTTCTACGCAACAGTCTTGGTCATAGTCATAGACTATCAAGATACATTGTCGATAGCGTGGCTGTATGGGGCTATGATGCACCTTTATAGTGCAACCTAGTAAACCTTGCACCAACACAGGGCATAGACATAAACTATCAAGCAACCTCACCGATAGCGCCAGACTATCACGGCATCAGGGTAAACCCTTAAATACTGTTTAGACTGCAATACAGGGTCATAGAGGCGTTTTTGCCTGAGTTGAGGGGTTAGTATTGCCACACTATCGATCTCGATTTTCGAGGGTAAACCCTAAGTATAAAGACTGAGAGAATCATTACTAATTGTTATATTCCACATTGTAAGAATCAGGGAAAACCCTAATAGAATTACTTGATGATTAGCGTTAGACTGTAATTGTAGTGATTGATTAACAGTAGATAAGAAAGGTAATAAATCATGAATCCATTAAAACAGTACATCACAGACGAACTCTTAAACGAGTACGCTAACACCCGTGACAAAGCCGTATTGATAGCGGATACGCTAGGGGTATCGATTAGTAGTAGCAAATGGGAAGACTTAGAGCAGTTAGTCATTGACTGTTGCGCCACTCGTAACATTGAAATAAACTGGTACGAATAATTAACTAATAACAGGAGAGTAAAACCATGTTCACATTAAAAGACTTTCTCAAAGACTTAAAACAGTGCAAGCGAATTATGGGCTATGTTAAGTATAGCGAAGATGACGGCACATACTTTGAAATGAAAAAGACTGATGTATTGTTTGTGTTCAAAGACTATCCAAAAGATACACAAATCAATTACAGGGTTGATTTTGTTCACAATACCATTTATCTAAACTAAACTAGGGTTTGTCCCTATTGCGGATCATTATCGATAGGGATAGACTGTAAACACTTAAACACTTGAAAGGGATTATTATGAAACAATTTAACCACAAAGACTATTTAGTTATCCTTGATTACAATCATAATGGTTGCTTAGCCACTGCCATTGGTGATAATGATTATTTTAAGATTCAGTATCAGGGATATACAGACAGACAGATTAAGGGTAGAGTAAAACATCAGATTGATTATCGTATTGAGAATGGCATTAAACAGTAGTAAACTTAACAGAGCAGTATCTTAACTTTAGACAGGAGATTTACATTATGAGAAAGATTGAAATTCAAATGCTTAACGCTATCGAGTCCAAGCGCAATTGGACAATGGATAACACACTTGTCCATATTGAGAATGGTGGCGGGAATCCCTTTGGCTTGCGTGCTGAAATCTACCTACACGGGAATCATATCGCTGATTATTGGTATGATTCTAAAGAGTTAGATGTTGATGTCAAAACCTTAGCACAATGGCAAACACCTACAACTAAATCACGCCTGAGAGCATTGGGCGCTAATGTTAGCACTCGCAAGGGTGTCACTTATCTCAACAATGTCGCAATCTAATAAGGGGCTTAAAATGCGTTTTAATAAAGAAAATACACTCAATCACCTTTGGCAACATATCGAGAGATTAGAGAAACAATGGGGCTTTAATCCTGATACTGGGTGGAATCAAATCGTTGGCGCTGACTTACAAAAGGTTATCGCTTATGGTGAATATGACGGGTACAAAAAAGTTATTGATTCAATTAATTACGGCACTTTATAAAGGAATAATCATGGGCGCAACTAACACATATAACGGATGGACAAACTACGCCACATGGCGGATAAATCTTGAGATATTTGATGGTAAATCGCTTAGCGATTATTCAGATGCAGATGATGTCTGTGATGTTGCAGATGATTTAAAATATTATCTAACAGATTATTTTGAGCAAACGGCACAAGATGGCATAAACAATGGGTCTGATTTGTCCTTAATGCGAGATTATGCCTTAGCGTTTATTAGTGATGTAAATTGGCATGAAATCGCTCAACATTTAGTCGATAACTATTCGGAGGCAAACCATGATTAAATCATTATTGCTTACTGGCGTGTGTTTATACACTTGCTTAACTGCTGTTTATGTTATTGTTTTCTACCTATGAAAGGGGTTTATTATGAAAGATTATCCAACAACGCAATTCTTAAAAGATGCTTTCCCATATGCTTTAGGTTATTGGCAAGGCAGATCGTCAGGCTATTTTGAGAATGGCACTTATGAAAACATGAGCGATTTTCATAAACACTTATATAAGTTAGGATATGATTCAGGAGTGGCAGATTATTGCGAATTAGATGATGATTGCCCGAAGTTTGAACCCGCTAAAGAGGAGATATAGTTATGCAATATAAACCAAACCCAAACAATATAGAGAACTTATCCGATAACGAACTAAACGAGATTAAAGCCTATGTTAAGGGAATAATCGAGGGTATAAAAGATACTCACAAACCAGAAGAAATAGATTTTATCTTAGAAGACTATTGGACTGCATGGGATAACACTATTGACATAAATATATGGTTAGATGAATCAGACCCTAAACGATATTTAACTACACTATATCGAATCCATGAATCAGGCTATACAGACATGGAAACATTTCAGCGCTTAGACTATATGAAAGAGGGTTAATTATGAACTATTCACACTTAGAAATAGCCACAGAAGTAGCGTTACAAATTGGCGATATATTAGAGGATAGACCTAGGGCAGAGAGTCGCTGGCACTTATGCAATATTGCTAAGCGAATCATTGACGCTAATATTATCACTGAGAAAACAGAAGACATTGACGACGTGATTAAAGCGTGGTTATCTGATAAAGAGGGGTATTGATATGAGTAAGGATAGATTTGACTACTATATGGAATTTATGTCGATGCGCTTAGATGATCCACAATTTAGGCTTATGTATGGAATAAATGAGTTCGATAAATGGTATTCTGATTTTATGGAGATACTTTCACAAAAACACTCTGAACCCATGGAAGAGAATAAACCATGAAAACTGCACTATTTTGGTGCATGACATACCTAATTTTAGCCTATGTTGTCTATCATCTTGTTGGAGTGATGTTATGTTATACTTGGGAATACCTCTAAAACGCTCTAAAACGGCGTATACGGGGTTTTTATGGGGTAGGTAATACCTCGGTATCATCTACTATGTTTTAATCGAATAGAGAGGGTTTTATGCACTGCACAATATGCGACAAAATGCTTAATGATTATGAGTCAACACGAAAGACCTTAGATGGTAAATACTTGGATATGTGCCAAGAGTGTTACACAGGTTTAGACGTGCTGATACCGACAATAGACAGAAAGGATTTACTACACGAGGCAGATATGCCGTCAATGGATGAAATATTTGACGAATACGGGGACTATGAAGACTATACCAACAATGAAGACCTATAACGTAATACAACTTAGTATATGCTTATGTTATATACATAGTTAAACCTACTATAACGTAATACTATATAGTGAGGGTATCATAGTTTTATGATTTTGTCAATAGTTTTCTGTTGTATTTATGTCGTTGTTTTTGTTATCAATGTATGATATTGTCGAAACTACAAGGAGGATTTATGCATCATAACGAAGAAGCAAGATATCATTTCACATTGATGGATATGGTCGATCTAATCGGTGATTATGGCTATGACCGAGTAATGATTGATTTGGATGTCGCTATCGCTGATAAGGTCAATCGCTTAGTTCAACGTGCAGTAGCGGAGGATAATGATGATTGAGAAACTAGAAGCACCTGACGGGTATGTCTTTGTATGTGTGCATTGTGCTAAGGATATTGGTATTGAGTTACCAGACGAAACGAATCCCTATGAGTTAGCCGATGAGCTAGACCGAGTATTGCAAGTAGCAGGGTGTGATAATCGAGTGCCTAGAATGTTACGTCAGCAAGCAGATCGGATAGCGGAATTGGAAAACCAATTAGATAAATGCAGTCATCACGAGGCTATGGCACACCAAGGCGGGTATGAGATTGGGTATGCTGAAGGATTAAAAAAGGCACAAGAGAAATGAATAAAATGGGTATGGAATTAATTACTGATAGCGAAAGATCAGCAAAGTGGAACCATGAACAAAATAATTGGGATGTCGCTGATAAGATGGTTTATCAATGGAAGAATAAGACAGAACAATCACCTAGATTTAGTATTCTTCACGATGCATTAGATTGGATGATTAAGAGGAACTCATGAAAGACCTTATCTTCATTGGGGTATTTGCTTTGGGTTGTTTATGTGGTTGGATTGCTAATCAGGTTCATTTTGAACATAATGATTGCATTGATTATTCAGGCAAGTATCAGCGCTATGAAGCATGGTTAAGCGTTAAGGATGGGATTTACCGGTGCTTTTGGATTGAAAAGGATTACCCACATAGGGTTAGAATACAAGGAATAATTGATGTAAAGTAAACCTATAAGTTATATTTATTGATTATTTTATAACCTATAAGTTATACATAATGTAACATAAACGATACATTAAGTGGGGTTATTGTAACAAATACGATACATTAGGAGAATGATGATGAAACCAAGTGATTTAGTAGGACGCATTACAGAAGCAAATCGTATCAGTGGGACTCGTGCATACGGGGACTGTGAATACAAGGAAGAAGATCCAAGAATGGCAATATGGAAACTCGAAGCAGAATGGATTGTTAAACAACAAAAGGAGAAACAAGATGGATTACTATGATTTCAGTTGTAAGGTTGATGACATACAGGGTAAGATGGACTGTTTTGCTGATTTGTTAGAAACACTAGCGTCAGCAGATTCGACGGATATGTCCAGTGGCACATTCTGGTTTATTCAGGATACTGTCAAGCGGTATTCTCAAGAACTTGAAAGTCTATCGCATGAATTAATGGAGAAACACAGAGAACTAACTGATCAAACTACTTCATTGAAGCCAAAGAAAAATGCTGACAAAACAAAGAACAAGTAAATTCCTAAAGCACATCGCTTGCCCTAATTGTGGGTCATCGGATGGCAATGCTTTACATGATGATGGTCATACTTATTGCCATGTATGTCATACTTACACCGATGGCGATGGAGTTATTACCAAGAGAGAAATTAAACCAATGAATAAGGATTTACAATTTTATGACAATGCTACTTCTAATGCTATCGCTGATCGTAATATTTCTTCGGCTGTTTGCTTAAAATATGGAGTTAAACAAGATGTTAACAAGCATTATTACCCTTACTTTGATAATGATGGCGTGTTATCTGCTATTAAGATTA